CGATTTGCTAGTACAACGCTAATTTACCTTGCCACTGATTATGTCGGTGGTTTCAAAGTTCTGTGTTCGTGATGTTCTCACCGGTCCCACAGCTTCTGCCCTGACGGCGGGAGTGCGCGCTTATGCCCGCATGTGGTGTCTGATGATGAAATGCTATGGTGTAGGCTTTTGCGCTGGTTTCTTCGGAACCATTATTGCAGGCTTCGTCAACCGCTACCTACAGCGGTACACCATGCTGCGCGAACTAGTGTGGACGAGGATAGCTAGCTATTTTCGTGTACGGTTGAATCCAGGAGTTCGTAGACGCATTCAAACCCATCTGAATGTGCTACCGCAGAACGTCCGGGTTGGCCATCCACATCAAACTGCTGCTGCGCTTCGCAACACGGCGACCACCTCGATGCACGCTTGTGCTCGAGCTCTGGGACTCACGCCCTATGTTGTCTCACCAAGCGAAAGAGAGGCCGGAGCAGATGGATTCAGATGTTTCTTTCAACTTAACGACTTTGTGCAACAAGTGAAGTCTGATGCCTTGACACCAAGACACTGCATCATTATGACCGACATAGACTACTATGTGGACTGGTCGTATTGGATGTCATTCGGAGTTCCGATTCTGATATACACGTTCGTCCCCCAAACGCTAGGCGGGAAAGTCGACGACGGTGTCTTTTGGGTGAAGGATGATGAGTTCACCACGATCATCAGTGGTGGCGGACAGTACAAACACCAGGTCTGGGATTACGGCCGGGACTCTGCATGGGTACCTACTTGTGCTGGGGGAATTGTACGCAAGGTTGTTGAGTATGTTGGATCATGTCTGGGTTTCTGGCGTTCGTTGGATGCCATTATGTTTCATGTCGATCAGTTTCAGATCTCCTCTGACAGGCGCATCATAGCGCTGACCCCATACAGCCGTTTGCCACGGCTGTTGTGGGATGATGAAGAGTCGCGATTACGCCGGCTCAAAGTCTCAACGGAGGATGGACGATTTAACATAATGCGTGTTCTAACGGGCACTGGGTCAAACATTGTGATATCAGCAGCTGGAGAAGCTGCGTCGGTCACTATGCCTGAGGAAGCCTTTGTCGGCACCCGCAACAGGTATGATGGACTGGCGACGAAAGTCTTGTCTGATGTCGTAAGGTTTGCTAAGGACTATGTGGATGCTAATGCTGCGTCGATCTTGAGTAAGTATTTGGCTGCGACGCGTGAGCCTTTGGTTAAGGCCACGATCACGCACCCCGGTACTCCTGCCGCTCACTACATGTGTGCAGGGCCCAATAAGGTCGAGGACGGGAAGACGTACGCAAGGAAGTACGCCAATCAACCGATGACGGAAGAGGCTGTTTATCCCATTGAGTGCGAGAACAATGAGCGCATGTGCATTGAGAAGCGAATCAATCTGCCCCAACGCACAGCCCTAGAGTTGATCAGCGCGAACAGTGGAGTTCGGAAGAATGGCACCGTGCCATCCCGATTCCTCAAGTACTCGAAAGAGTTTGTAGATTGCTTGGTACCTGCTAGTGAAGCGGCGCGTGGAGTGCCGCTGACAACTGCTGACGTCGTTGAAGAACAGGACCGACCTATGCAACGGTTAAGATCATCAAAACGCGTTATGGATGTGAGTGAGCGATTCGTCGCCCAGTCATTCCAGAAACGTGAGGCATATAATGCCGCGAATGATCCGCGTAACATCACTACGTGTCCGACAATGCATACGTTGGTGTTATCATCTTACACGTTGGCGTTCAAGCAGCAGGTGCTTAAAGCAGTCAATTGGTACACCCCCGGGAGAACCCCCGTGGACATCGCAACAAGCATCGCGGCGTATTGTCAGAGTAACACTAGCGTAGTTGAAGGAGACTACTCACGGTTCGACGGTACGATAACTCGTTGGTTAAGAACTAACGTTGAGCATGCTGCTTATTTGCGGTGGGTAAAGATCGAGTACTTGGCGGAGTTGTCGGACTTATTGTTGTCAGAGTTTGAGCCAAAGGCGTTCACAAAAGGCGGGTTGGAATACCAGCCTGGGTGTTCGCGTTTGAGTGGGTCTCCTCTGACGACCGATGGAAACACCATGATCAACGCATTCGTAGCATTCGCGACGCTACGAGAGATGGGCGCAGACGCAAGTTGGGCGTTCAACGAGTGTGGACTATTCTACGGGGATGATTCGATCATGCATGGTCGAGTTGTGGACCCTGACAAAGGACTTACCGTCCTCACACGCGTTGCTGGAACGCTCGGACTGCAGCTGAAAGCGCAAATCAAACCCGCTCACACACCTGTCAATTTCCTTTCTCGTGTCTTTCCAGACCCTTGGACGACCCCAGACTCCTTCGCGGATCCAATGCGAGCGATGTTGAAGATTCACACAACATCAAACGTCACTGAAGAAATCAATCGTTGCGGTTTCAACAAGGCCACTTCGTATCTTACGACCGACCCACAAACACCTTTCGTTTCGGATTGGTGTCGGACGTATCTACGGGCTTTGGGGAAAACGTATGAAGAACACACTGCTGACGACTTGCCGTATTGGTACGTGGTAAAGGAGTACCGTGATGCGCCTTGGCCGCAAACCACGGTTCCTAATCATGTCGGATTGGTTGCTGAGCTGCTTACAATCACAGAAGCTGAGCTCAGAGTGCACATCGATAAGTTGCACAAACACCGTGGTGGTGTTGAATCAATTCCGGTGCTGTCAATTGCACCGTTGGACGTGAAGGTTCCGTGTACGGTGAACGGCGTGGAGCGCGTTCCTGGGGATACGTACTGTGAGGAGAACAAGCGATATACTGTCTTGAACAATGGCGACCAGAAAGGAGATCATGGTTTTCACCGACCAGGAGTTAGAGCAGATCAACGACCTGATCGCCGCGATGAGATTATTCGCGGCAGCCGTGGCACGGCGGGTCAAGTTGGTCCAGGCTCCAACAGCGAGATTGCTCAGAGCAAAGAACAACGTGGGGACAGTAGCTCAGGCGATGCTACTGCAGCTGGAACATCTCGAGTCGAATGTGTTTTCACTCGAGAACTCCCCGCTTCGCAACTATCCAACGGGCGAGTATTCAACCGGAATACGAACAATGGACAGACGCGAGGTGCGCGAGGAGGCCAGCAACGTGATCGAGGACTCGACAGACGGACTGAGTCTCGGCAAGCTCAAGGGCAAGCTGTCATGCTTGACGGTGGAGATCGACACGGAGGATGCGGCAGTCAACGCCGCGAGCGCGGAGCCAAAGGCGGCTCGCACGCGTCCAGTAAGCAGGGAGAAACCCAAACGGGTAACCGAGGAGGACAGAGACGAGGAGGATTGGGAAGTAGTGGGAGAGGGGCAACCGGATTGCCGGCACGCAATATTCTAGCTGCTCCCACACCCGATCCGACGACGTCTGTCCTGACCGCGAGCCTCGGGGACACCGTTGTCGTTGTACACCCTGCGCCAGAACAACCGGGC